ACAGTACCAACTTCAGGTGGAACTCTTAGTACGAATATTAATCCAGGAGTTGAAATTGGTGAGATTATGGTATTTGGTAGACCATTAACGGCAGGAGAACAAACACAGGTTCAAAACTATCTTAAGGATAAGTGGAACTATACCTCGTGGTAAAATCAATAAGAGATATGAATATATTATTTTTGTTGATAGACGATAAACTAGATGCCCACTATATAATAAGCGAGTATGTTAATAATAAGAAAGAACCAGGTAAATAACCTAATAGCGACTGTGTCTATGAATAAGACACTACCTAATCCGTATTACCTATTCTCTTTTCAAAATATCGCTAGTAAGGAGAGAATATCATTCATCCCTGAAGTTATCACCTCTAATGTAAGATATGATAAGTTTAGGTTTGTTGAGACCCCAAATACGGATTTGTCCGCAACTCCACCTGCAGTATCTTTTGGGGATTATTTGGGACAGTGGTATTATTCTATCTACGAACAATTAAGCCCGACAAATACAGACATTAGACTAACATATAATAAACTAGAGTCAGGTAGAGCCATTCTTATCGTAGGTGATGATACCAACGATTGTTTCTTTGAACCATACATCTCTAACGATGAAGACTTCTCAAACATAATTTATGTTAGTGAAGAAGAACAAGACTGTATCTATAATTATTTAGCTCAAGAGAATTTTGGATTACTCTTGACTGAAGACAACAATAATATACTAATATAATATGGCAAACATTCCTATTTCAGCCCTAACGGGTTTAACCGCATCAACATCAACAACAATATTACCTGTTGTTGAGAATGGTAGTACCTACAAAATTGAGAGAGACCAGTTCATCCCAAGAGCTTATGCGACATTTTATGGATTAACAGACCAACCTTTAACCGCAACTACTGCTACTACTGTTAATTTAACTACTTCAGGGTCATCGTCTTTGGATATTTCATTAAGTGCAAATACAATAACTTTTACAAGTGGTGGTACATTTTTAATTACAGCCTCTTATCAATTCAGTCAAGCTTCAGGTTCTGCAGATGTTGCGTTTTGGTTTAAGGATGGTGTTGGAGAAATAGCTAATTCAGCTACACATCAAACAATCGGTTCTAATAGTAAAGCAACCTCTATGTCGTCAATAATTCATTCATTTACTGCTGGTGAGACTTTACAACTTCGTATTCAATCATCATCAAGTAATACAACTATTGATAACATAGCTGCGAGTGGTTCAATACCTGACTCACCTGCAGTCATATTAACTATCAATCAAATCTACTAATGTGGATAAAATAGAAAAAACAGATATTTATTAGTATGAGCGATACAAAATTAAAAAATAATATTCACATTCAAGAGTTCGGTATGCCAGCGGCAGTACCTCAATATCAAGAAGTAGTGAAAAACAAGCCTTACATTTTTTATGGTGAGGATAACCTATTTCCAAATCACTTATTAGCTCTTTACCAATATAGTTCAATTAACAGAGCTTGTATCAACGCTATCATTTATGGTGTTAAAGGTAAGAACCTTCTTGTTAAAGAAGGGAACCCTGGTGCTATTGCTATGGCTAATAGAAATGAGACCGTGTATGAGGTAATGGAGAAGTGTATTACTGATAGAATTTTATTCGGCGGATATGCATTAAATATTGTAAAATCTAATGACGGTGGTATCGCAGAGTTTTACCATACCGACTTCTCAAGATTAAGAGCAGGTAAACAAGATATGTTTGGTAACACAGGAACATATTGGTATTCTGTTGATTGGAAGGGTACTCAAGTAAACCCACAAAAGTTCAAGCCCATAGAAATACCAGCGTTCAATATGACGGATGACTCAACATCACAGATTATGTATGTAAAGTCTTACATTCCTGGTATGGATTATTATACAGCTCCTGATTGGGTTGCCGCAATAACAAGTATTCAATTAGATATTGAGATAAAGAACTTCCATCTTTGTAATACACAAAATAGTATGATGCCTTCTATGGCTGTTTCATTTAAGAACGGAACACCTAATGAAGAAGAGATGACGATGATACAAAGGCAGCTCGAGGCGAAATATACAAGTACGAATAACGCAGGAAAATTTTTCCTATTTTTTAGTGAGAATGCTGAGACCGCACCCGATATTACCGCCATACCAAATAACGCAAGTGATGCTTGGTACGCTAATATGGCTCCACAGATAGAACAAACTGTGCTCTCGGCGTTTAGGATAACCAGCCCCCAAATTTTGGGTATAAAAACGGCGGGGCAACTTGGGGGCAGAGAAGAGTTATTAGACGCTTACCAACTATTTTTACAAACGGTTATTATTCCCATCCAAGAGTCTATGTTAAAAACATTTGAAAAACTAATCTTTTTAAGAGATAAACAAACTATCAACTTACAGATAGAACAAAACCAAATATTGCCGACAGAAAACCAAGCAATAGTTGATAAAATCCAAGGAATATAACTATGAGCACAGTACTACTTTTGAGTCAAACAAAGCTAAAAGCGTTTACTACAATTCATCAAAACACGGATGAAAGTTTATTAACCAGCGGGGTATTTATGGCACAGGAACTCGGTTTGCAAAATTTGCTAGGAACCAAAGGATATGACTATTATACCAACTTAGTGAAGTCAGTTCAACTATCAGGTGGTACGATGTCTCAAGCAGACCAAATAATGTTAAACGAATACATCGCACCATATCTAATCCATCGTGCCTATTTTGAGGTAATGCCAGAAATATGGAGCAGAAAAATGAATAAGGGAATACAGGTGGGTGCAAGTGAGCAAGGGAACTCTGTAGACATCAAAGGGATGTCTTATTTAAGAGATATTGAGTTGAGTAGATATAACTTCTACGCACAAAGGATGATGGATAGAATACAAGCATATCCAAATGATTACCCTTGGTACTTCAGCTTCACTTCAAAGGATGGTATGCCAAACTCAAAACAAAACTACTTTGGTGGAATATTCTTTACACCTGGTTTAAGAAAAATGCCAGGAGTATTAAACGGAAACATCCAAGCTTATTGGGGACACGAATATGATTGTTGTGGGGACTGGTAAAATATAACTTATGAACGAAACTATATTATTATTTTTAACGAATGGTATAACAGGACTGGCAGCATTTTTTGCTGGTAAAAGAAGAACTAACGCTGAGACTGACTCTGTTGTCTTAAAGAACTTGGAGTTGAGTGTAAATTTATATGCTCAAATCATTAGAGACCTTAAGAGTGAGATTGAGAGTTTGAATGTTAAAATCCAAGCTTTGGAAACTAAAATAGATATACTACACGAAGAGAATAAAGCCCTAAAATCAAAATCAAAAAAACCTATTTAATATGCCTATCCCAAAACCAACTTCAGGACAAGACGAACAAAAATACATTAGTGAATGTATAAGTGCCATAGCTAACGAATACGATGTTGAAGGTCAGGCATATGCGATTTGCAAAACTGAATGGGACAAAATGTCTGCTGAAGAAGAAGCACAACAAGGTGGGGTCGTAAGTCCGTCACCCGCATCATTCTCAAGAACCAAATTTGTTTATGCCCCTAAGGGTAAAGAAAAGATGAATGACTTTATGTCTCGTTGTATGAATGATATTCAAGTTAGAGAACGAAAAAAAGATAGAATTGGTAGAGCCAACTTTTGTTATAGTATGTATCAAGATTTTTATGTGATGAGTATAGGACAACGTTGGAAGTAGTCTAAAACGAACAGAAACACCCCTTCCTTGAGTTATTTTACTTTTTTGGTATAGTTATACTATATGGAGAATAACAACGAAAAAACGATGGTATGTGTGGTTTGTGAAAAAGAAAAACTTATCACGTCTTTTAGTATATATGGAAGAAAAGGTTTTAGACGTAAAGTGTGTAAAGTTTGTATAAACCAAGGACTAACTATGAAGGATATTAAAATCAGCGAAACCAGACTTTGTATTGCCTGTGATATAAAAAAACCTATCAATCAATTCTATCGTAACAACGCCCTAATCGACGGATATGAAAAACGATGCAAGAGTTGTAAAATCAATAATATAAGTTCAAGGGTAAAATCGGAACCTAAATCTTTTGGGGAAAAATATAATGCCGAAGTTACTATGAATTTAGTTGGGCTTAGAGAGGATGATTTCAGGAGTACCTATTTATTCCTACAGAGTATAGGTTATGACTTGAGTAGAAATTTACACGAGCAGTTTTGTGAGAAGTATAATCTACCCGTTAATCCAGTACCTTACACCACAAAATATCATTTTTCTCCCAAACAATTAGGTCTAGTTTGACTTTTTTGATTTTTATAACTATTTATTGTTCGTAGTCCCACTTCACAACACAGGACATTAAGACATTAACAAACCCTCATAAAGTAATCGTTGAAGTGAAGTGCAACAGATGAAATATGGGGGTTTTTGTATATTATGAAGTCAAAAAAATTAGGTCTTTTCATAGACCTTGAAATCATCCAAAATCCAGAACTTGACTGGGTTAACAAAGTATTACTCGCTGAAATAATATCGTTGAGTAAATTAGACAGGGGGTGTATCGCATCTAACCTGTGGTTATCTAACTTCTTACAAATTAAACCACAATCAATACACAGGAGAATTAAGTTCTTAGTTGATAACAACTACATTACTACGTTGAATAAGTACTCAGGTAAAAAATGTATCGGTAGAGTTATAACTCCAACAGGAAAAGTAATGGAAGCACAGGCTGATACTATGGAAGCACAGGCTTCCACCATAGAAGCACACGCTTCCATTAATAACAGCACACGCTTCCATTCAATAGAAGCAGAGAGCAACCCAAGTAATACATTCATTAAACCACTTAGTAATACATTTATTAAACCACTTAGTAATACATTTATTAAACCACTTAGTAATACATTTTTAATACAGGAAACT